TAATCGCTTTTACAGGGATGTTATAAGAGCCTGCGATTAATGATGATCCTCCAATTAGTTTGCGTACATTTCCTTCAACTGTTACCACGCCTGGAACGCTGGATAAATCCCACTCGTAACCTACCCCGTAATCTGCGCTTAACTCATAATTTAACGTTTCCCCAGTTACAATAGAAACCGCGAGACTAGATGTAATATTAGGTATATTTGTTGATGGGGTTCCAGATGCTACAAAAATAGCATTTAATGCGTTGCAAACTTCAGTGGCGTTATTGCCGTATATGTTACCCTGATCATCCAATAAATCATCATATTCTGCTTGGCTAATAATTTCTATATCACGAGCCAAATCGCTCACAGTGCAGGTTGGGCCATCAATTGAGGCGTGCAAGCTGTTTAAAAACTGCGCGCCATTAGCATCTTCAATAAAAATAGCATTAGCGTTGGAATCTTTGTAAATAGTTATAGTCATTAAGCAGCCCTTATCGAGACGTACACGCCAGCGTTAACCACGGTTCCATTTGTTGAGAGTCTTATTTGTAGGCGTCCTGGGTTTAATTGTGTATTAGTATCACCCATATAGATCGGGAACGATGTTACTCGCTGGTAGCCTATTCCGCTTCCATTATCTAGTCGTTCAGACCAAAATTGCAAAGGATATTGGCCCGCCCCGTCACCCAGTAGATACCTAGCTTCTAATAACGCATTATTAGTACTTGGGGTTACAGTGAAATCATTACGGACTATAATCTCACTACCGAGCGATAGCTGTGTAAAGTCGAGATAACCTGTTGACGTATTTAAAACCTCAGAAACCCCAGGCGGGCGATAATTTTTATTAGTGAACGCACCCAGCCCATTATTAGGAAGATCCGTCCAAACATTCGAAACTACAGAAACCGGTGATATGCTTGTGCTTGTGTCGTTGTAATCTAAAAAACCAAATTCACCGCGTCCACCTATATAATCCTTTACTAACTCCATCCATGCGCGCATTTCATACGATGCGGTATCGTCCTCATTGGTTATCGGCTGAGTCGTGTGTGGCAATAAATCTGTCATATTACAGCTATAACCTTATTTACATTACATTCAGCCGTGGTCGATGTGCCGAATCTTAGCATTCTTGAAAATGAAGCCGACCCCAATCGATCCCATCGAACATGCCTACCGTAATCACCTACACCACCCGCACCCAATTGTAAACCATCCGACCATGTATGGCCATCATCCGACCAACTTAGAACCATATCCCCGTCATAGCCTGAGTCCATAGCGACCACCACAGACTTTAAAGGAACGTGCTTACCTTTATTGTCGAATGGCTGTAAAACAAATTGTCGGTGTATAGGCTGCGAAAATTCAGTTGTGGAGTTATCCAGCGTTCCGATCGCGCCGCTTGCTGAGTCGCCCACAATCAGTTCGCCGTACACATTAAGAACATGGTTAACACGCCAAGGAATACTAACGTCGCTAATATTTGATCGTCTTTGATGCCAACGACCGGTGATTAAGTCGTATAGAAAACAGTAACTATCTATTCTGAGGGCGATGTACTCACCACCATTAATCGAGAACGCGAATAAGAATGCATCTTCTGGGGATAAGCTTTGAGTAATTAAATATTCGATTGCTTCAGTAGATATTTTAGTCGGCGCGCCGCCTGCCGTAAGCCACACCGCCAACGATTCATTTTCACCCCCGCCCAAGTAGCAAATTGACTGTCTAATCGTCACCTTAGATTGTGGACTAACTAAGCCGCTGGGAATTGTTGAGTTTGGCTGGTACTGAAAGACGAAATTAGCACCGCCAATAAAAGTATAGGGGAGCATTTGATTCTCACCCATTACATACAATTGGCCCCGAAACTCCACTAAGCCGATAACCTTTGGTGATCTTGTGATCAATTCGAAGTCTAAAGCGTTATAAGTAGCAACATCGTTTAGATTAGAGTGGAATACTGTATTCGTTCCAGTTTGGAGAAATACCATAAAGCCATTCAGCGACACAACGTCATCTACAGGGCTTGGGAAGTTTGTTAGCCCAATAAGGTTGGATACAACACCACCGGCCTCTGTGTAATAGTATGCGTACTGACCCTTAACCACGATTGCCAGCTCGTAACCAGTGCCCGACCATATAGAAGCCATTGAGACACGACCGGAGCCTTCAATATCACCTAGCTCCGTCCGGCTGTATGTTTTGGTCTTATCAGGATTTACTACCCGATCAATTCTATATAACTTAGTACCGAGTACGATATATGCAATCGAATTCATTCTATGAATGCCGCGACAACTAACATCGCCACTGCCAGCGATTACTTCGCTTACACCTTCAGTTTGGTATAGATTCTCCTGTGAAAGCGCGCCTACAGTGCTTATATTTGGCCTATAGTTAATGCATTGCATTGCAGCCAACTGGGGGCTTCTAGACTGAAAGAATCCAAAAGTAAAAGGTAGTTCGACACCTTGTCTTAATAGGCTCATGTGGCATCCTCAACAGCAATGCCCACTCCTTGCTCTGTTAGTACACCATTATCAGATTCACGATAGTATTTAGCGTCTCTGCCAGTTTTTCGATTACCTGAACCGTAAGGAGTATTACCGTTAAGTTGTGGCGCTGGGATAGATTGAAGCTGAATCAATACAGAGTTCCAAGCTTCGGTGGCGTCTTCTTTGATCGCCATGTAGGATTCTAACTGACCAAATTGAGGCGCTAACTTAACAGCTAGGGCTTTAATCATCCACATATTAAACACATCTGGCGTAGTGATCTCATCAGAACCACTGGTTACAACCGTGTAATCTTGGATAATATGCGACTTTGAATACATTAAGTTATTCAAATAGCGAATAGCTGTCATCGTCTCATCACCAGTAATAGGCTGTTGAGCTGCAACCTTCCCGATCTCTTGGTATGCGTCTCGTATTAGTTCATTAGCAAGCATATGTCACCCCTTTTGTTACATTCTACCATAAAAAAAGGGAGCCGAAGCCCCCTTTGTAACTTGCTTATATCTTACTTGCCGTAGCAGCGCATTGCATGCATTGGGTTAGATACACCGAATGCGGGAACCAAATCGACCCGTAGAATCTTTTGGTTTGCGTTACCATCTGCGTACTTGGATACGCGAAAGCTTAAGCCGTCAACTGATTGGTAAGTAGTATCTGTAGAATATAACTTAGGCAATTCAATTGTAGCGTAAGAGAATGCATCTTTATGGTACGCGAGGTTAGGCTTATACACGGTAGAAGCTGCACCAAGGATAGTGATCACATCGCCCGACACTGGAGCTGTTGAGATATTATCATATTGGTTGTTACTTGCCGCATCAAAGATAGCTGCGTTAGTTACTGTAACAGTACCTTCACCAGAACCATCGAGAGTTACATCAGCGGTAACAGTCCAACGGAATGGAATCTCTGCGCCTGTCTCATCGATGATAGTGTTGCTGTTACGTGGGTTGACCAAGTTGCGACCAGTGATCTCGATAACTTCACCAGCGGTAATTGTTGAAGAAGCTGTAAAGCCTGCAACGCTAATGGTTTGGGTCATGGTATCTTTAGCTGTCGCCCATGTTACATCTGGGTTAGCGTTAAGAGTACCAGCACGATCAGCAGCTGTACCCGAAGTGATAGACTTCAAAGCGTTCGACTTTAAAACGTTCAAGTTAGCAACTGGAGAGTTAACCATCGCAGAATTCCACGCTGACTTAACCATGCCGTCATTATTTAAACCGGTTTGTACACTTGCTAGTGCTGCACCAGAGAACGAGTTAAGCTGGTAGTAGCGTTGACCTGAGCGCGGTACACCAATCTCATTCAAATGAGCTTCAGCGTAGGCAACATCAGTCCAAGCATCAACAGCGGTGCCAGGAGTACCGAATGTTAAGCCTGAGTTGTTAACCATGTACGTGTTAAAGTTGCCTTCTGCACGCGTGGCTAGCTCTTCACCCATTGGCTTCAATAGTTCTTCCAATTGGTTAAGCTCTAAAGCTTCCTCAACCGCATCCCATTCC